AGTGTTTTCGTAAATCTTGTTGTCGTTGATTTGCTGCTTTTGAATCGCTTGGGTGTTAGTCACCATCGACGCATTGAGCGCAATGATTTGGTTTTGAATATCAGCGCTCGATTGATTGAGGTCGACGTTGAGTGCGTTAAGTGCCTTGTTCACATCCGAGTTAAGCCCTTTAATCGCACTGACAACGCCCTTATCGGTTGATTCATCCGTGTCAGGGTCTTCGACTTCTGGCTCCGCGTCAGTATCGGGTGGGTTAACCGTATTGGTTGAGCCGTCAGGCAATACGCTAGGGTCTTCGATGTCGCCCGTTGGGTCGTCAGGGTCGTGAATTGGATCATCGGGAATAATAGGGGTGTCAGGACCATCTTTACCCCAAAACAGCGTACCACCATCACACTGATTACCAGTGAATTGAAACTTACCGTGACATCGCGTGTTTTGAGTGAACTCACCGGAGTCGACATCGGTACAAAGCGTAGTGTCATTTGGAATACGCTCAAGCTCACAACGGGTTGCGCCAAAATCGCCATAACATGCCCCCGTCACTTGCTCACCATAAACATAAGCCGACCAGTGAAGTGATTGTTTGTCATCAATGGATTGCTTGAACTGACAGGCATCCATACAAGTGCCGTCAGGGTTTTCGCCAAACTCACATGCAGGAACGATAGGCTCACAGGTGTAACCATCACCATCTTCTATTCTTTCATGATCTGCTGGACACTTAGCGGTACGATGAAGAAACGTTGCAGCGTGATATCTCGGGTAACTGGGACTGGTTGTGTTACAAATAATCATTAAAGCGAATTTACTACTCTCTATAGAGCATGACTTCGTATAGAAGTCTTTGTAGTTAACAAACTTATTTTCATAACAAGAGACATACGAGTAAGGGTTAACTCTCTTACCCAAGGACAAGTTACAGTTAGGATAAGCGGCAACATCGCTAGCGCTGTAAGTAGGTTGAGCGGCGCTTACATTAAAAGCACTAAACAAAACACCCAGTAAAATAATCAGTGACGCTATGCTTTGTTTAATGTTCATTTGTAAATCTTCCTCGTGAAAAATAACGCCCCCATTCGGAGGCGTTGACCAATGGGTGTATAAAGCAACCGCTAGAATTACGTTGCTTTGTTTGCACCTTTCTTGAATAGCTTGATGCCGATAAAGCCGACCGTCATTGGCACGGCGATGCCCCATGTCGAGGTGAGCATTTCAGTGACGTAACTTGCGAGTGTGCTAAAGGCTTGTGTTGCCACTTCTGGCAGTGCTGCATTCGCAGAAGATGCCGCCATAAGAAGTGCACCACCAAATGCCGCACGTTTTGCCGTTACTACTGCGCCAGCCTTAGCCATTGCTGCGCGTACTTTGCTTTGCTTTTCCATAGTCTTATTTCCTATGTTATGGTTTATGAAGAAGTTGAAACCTCAGCCGCTTTCTTGAATCCGAGAATGTGGAAGCCAATCGAGAAGCCAAGGATAAAGGCTGTCGCGAAACAGCCGAGCATGAACTCTGATGACAGCATTTATCTTTGTCCTCCGACCATCCAACCGAGCGCAACTAGCAAGAAGCAAATGCCTAAAAACACCATTAACTGAAAGTTATCGAGTCGAGCCATTAGCTCTGCAAATTGCGTCTCGGTCATGATTTAGCCCTTACTTTTCGTTAAGTTGAGGTAGGGCGTAGAGGTGGAAGCCGTCGATAGAGACGTGTTTACCCTCATCGTTACCAAAGCTGAATTTCTTGTGTTCCACATCAAACATCATGCGATTACCCACACAGCGCTTGAGCAGTTCGCCAGCCTTGCCGTTTTCCCAAAGCTCAGGAGACACACGCACTTCAATGGTGTCTGTTGGGTTGGTCGTGATGAGACGCAGCTTGCCGTTTTGCTTTTGTTCGCCGTTACGGTCTGTTTTGGTTTCTTGAACGATGTCCGAAGCATCTAGAATTAAACCTTCCATTCTCATAGTGTTTTGCCCTTATTTTTACGTTGTTGGTTAGTTGAAAATTGAAATGACAGTTATTGACACAAGTCCAAGGGAAATTAATGCATCATGTCGGGCGGGGCTGCGCCCACCCAACACGACGCATTAATTTCCTGAGGGTCGGTGAGCAACAGCGCTTCCATTTCGTCATAGAGCGCTAGGTGTTTTTCGTATTGCTCGTAAAGGTCGTCATACATACGCTCGTATTCTTTTTCACGTTCTAGTGCGTCAAAGTAATCGACCACGTTAGACATAATCCCTTGTTGAGCACGAATGAATTGTTGCTTGTTCTCGGTCTTCCAAGTACGGAAGCGAGTCGCGATAAAAATCTTATGGAACATCAAGCCATTCAAACGCGCTTGAGCCATATCGCCGTAGCGAGTCGATGAGTATTCACCGCCTGAAGCAATCAGTTTTTCGATAGATGTTGAAACGGAGTATTCCGCTTTTACTGGTTGGTCTTTGCGCTTAACGAACACACCGCCCATTGCGTAACAAAACGCTTTCCAGTCGCCCTCATCAGCAGAGCGGCGAACCTTTTCTAATAGAAAGTGTTCGTCTTGAGATAAATCTGTAAACAAAGCATCGTCCTCTTTGAATTCATCACGAAGACGACGAAGCTCACGCCATACCGTGACAGATGGACCACCAATAAATTGAAATTGACGAATTTGATTCACACGCGCCCAAGTCACGACACGTTCCGCCGCATCCGAGCCAGACAAAGACGAACCTTTGTCAGAATCAATGTGCTGACCGTCGATGTTTTTACTCAGGTATTTAGCGACATAGCCAACGGCTGAACCTTGCGACCAGTCGATAACTTCCGCTTTGAAACGGGCTTTCTTTGCACCTTTTTCGTTTGGCGAGTCAGCCATAGCGAGACGACGAAACTCAGACGTCACGAACTTGCGTGCGGATTTTTCCATGAAAAGCAACAAGTGGTGATGTGGCGTGCCGTCTTGGTGAGGCTCGACAATGCGCATCCCGTAAACCTTGATTTTGCTCTTATCAATCGACTTACGAAGATTCGCCCAAACGCCCATTAGGTAAGCGTGAGCTGCTTTCGCGTCAGGCTTGCCAGCCTCAAGCCATTTCGGGTTGATGTCACCCTTAGAAACAGAGTGGAAACGAGACGGAGCCGTTACCGTGAAGAACACCGCATCGTGACTCGATTCTTGAGCGATTTCCTCAAAGCCACGCAGACGAACAAACATTTCAGCGCGGCGAATCTCAGCGTTAGAAACCGACTTAGCGGATAACTCACTGAGTGTGAAGTAGTTAGACGGGTCAGCCTCATCGTAAGCAATCGTGTTTTCTAGCGCGATGCGGTTAGACGTATTGCGATCACGTTGACGGCTTAGAGAAAAATCCGAGCAGTAAACTTGCTTACGGCGTTGAACAAGCGCTAAATCACGCGCAACACATTCAACCTCGTAAGCACATTTACGGCGCAGTTGACGAACAAGCCAATGCTCATCAAGCGCACGGTTCACCAATGCGAAAAGCTCACAGTTGTTTTCTGCGTATTGAATTTGCTCAGGTGAGAATGCCAAGCCTAATGAATCAAGAAGCTGAACCGCTTTATCAAAACGCGCTTGTGATTCTTCAAGAGGAATCGCACTTAACACGCGAGAAAAGTCGCGTGATTTGCGCTTGGCTAGATTAGTAATTTGCTCATCTGACATCGCGTAGCTGTAGCCGTGCTCAGTCAAACGGTCGTGAGCGTCGTTAACTGCGCGTACAGCTTCCAAAGCGTTGCGTGTTTTCAGGATGTCGGTGTAAGCGCGTGCCATGTGTCGAGCGAAGTCGCCGTTACGGTGTAATGATTTCGGCAAACTCAAACAAGGGTTAGAAGTAGGGCGCTCAATAAAATCTGACAGGTCGTGTGAGTAGATTGGCGCACTCATTGCCGATTTCACTGCCGACGGAATGAAATCCTCAGGCGTTGTGAATCTGTGGTCGACGTACTCAAAACGGTGGTCGAATAAGTTGTCAGGAATGTGCTCACATGAAGCCCAAGAATGGACAGGAACAAAATCAATCCATTCTTGTTTGCCTGATGCCAAATCAATAACAAGTTCACGCATTATTGAGCCTCAAGCTCTGAGTAGAATTTACGTTTCTCATCTTTGCCAGAGCAATGTGAAACAACCAGATACTCGTAAACGGTGACGCGACCGTCAGAGGCATAGTCGCGAGCCAAATCACCACAAAACTCATGGTCAAGATAAAACGAAAAAGTTTCGTAATCGTCGTATGGGATTTCAAACGAGTCGTAGATAAGGGAACCAAAGAAATAAATACCCGCCGCAATAACCGAGACAAGGAACAAACTCCAAGCGCGATTCAGATATATTTCTAGTTTTTTTGTATTGGAGACTTCTGACATAAACAACCACCTTGACTAGTTGTGAGAGCGACCGCCAAAGCCAAGCGCGAAAGCGTCAAGGGCAAACGCCCAGAGCTAAGGCGGTCTGATACTGATTGAATAACCAAATTTGGTTAGTAGCGTAATCACCAAAATTGGTTAGCGCAAGACACCAAAAATGGTGATTGATGAGCTAAACTGACGGAAATGGAGGAAGCGGTATGTATCAGAACAAACTATTAGATGCCTACAAAAAGGCTCAAAGTTACGTACAAGACAAACAAATTGCAGCGGATATGAATGTGCCGCCGCAAAGAATCAGTGATTTCCGCAAAGGAAAGCGTTATATGACTGATACACAAGCAATTTTTCTTGCAGAGCAATCAGGTTTAGACCCTGAGATTGCATTGTTGGGTTGTCACGCTGATCGCAATGATAATCCGCAGATAAAAGCAGTATGGGAAGGAATTGCAAAAAAGTTTAATGGGCTTGGATTGTCAGGAATCTCAATGGCTTGCACTGGATTAGCCTTAGTGATTGCAAGTCCACAGGAACCACTATTACAGTGCGCA